GGCGGGGTAGCTCAGATGGTTAGAGCGTGGGATTCATAACCCCAAGGTCGACGGTTCGATCCCGTCCCCCGCCACCAGATAAATTATTGATTCCATTCCATCTTTTCCAAGAAAAGAACATCCCAGGGGCGAAAGCCCGCGCGGATCTTGCCGGGTTTGCGCCACGAGTAAACTCGTGCCCTGTTATAAAGCCCGTGAGGTAAGGATTATTTTGGCAGGATGCGAAGCGGCGTCCTTTCAAAACAGGGGCGGGAAAAGGCGTCGCAGAAAGGGTCTAGTTATAGACAACCGCGGGTGAATGGGACGAAGCCGGGCAGGGCGGGAGATCAAGCACTTCCAGCTGGTCGATGCCGATTTCCAGGGAGAAGCATTGCTGAACCGCAGCAACGGCGATCACTAGTTTGCATTCGCGGCGCATTTCAGTGACGACCCCTCTCACTCCGTCAAAGACTCCTTCGCGCACGCGCACATGGGTGCCGACCGGCACATAAGGATGGGGCCGGAGCCTGTAGCCCTTGTGCAGGGCAAGGCGGATGCGATCGAGTTCTTCATCCCTGACGGTATGACATCCATTTCCGCCAAGCAAGTGCAGGACACCGGGAATGGACACAACGGACAATCTCTGCCGCGGTGTGAACCGGATGAAGACATACCCGGCGAAGAGAGGGCGGTCCACCTTCACGGACCGATCAGTCCATTGCGATCGCTCGGTGTACAACGGGAGGTAGTGTTCAACGGCGCGAGCGTCGAGGTGCTGCGCGACGCGCTTTTCGTGGTTGGCGACCACATGCAAAACGTGCCAGGCGTTCTCAAACATGCTTTCACCGCTCCGAAAAGCGAAAATCTACACCAGATCGCGCGGAGGTCGGTCCACGCACCAAAGTTCTTCAAAGGAAATCGTGGCGAAACCCCACAACGGGCTGGGGAAGTTCCAGGGTTCCGGAGGGCCCACAACCACCAGTTTGCGGTTACTAACATTCTAGCCGGAATTCCGTCCGCGAAGTAAACAACAAGGGTAACAAGGGTGTGATTATCATCACTCGTGGCGGAAATCCGGCGACTTGCGTCGAATCTCAACGGAAGTATCAAAGAACCGCAGTTTCCGGGGACAATTGCAAAGATTTGCAGTAACTCGTGAGAGATCTTCCGAGGTCACGCCAATAATCGGTTTCGGGATACAGTGGTCAGGAATTGCGATAGCATGAACGCCATGTCTTACTTCCTCTTCAAGATTAGGAATTCTTGATGCGACCGCGCCGCAAGGAGTCTGGATAGACCTCCGAGCGGCCTAAAGGTCGCAATGATTAAGCCTTTTCCCGTTGTGAAGTTGGAACCAACGGCCTCCCCCGACAGGTTCCGGCAGTGGGCGTCACAATTCGGCATTTTCCGGTTGGGGCGCTCACTCGGCATCGGCGTTAGATCGATTCGCCGATACCTCCATACCGACCGCCTCCGAAGCATTAGCCCAAAAACAGCCCGCCAAATCATCGCCCTTTCGACCCTCGAACCCCTGAACGGGGAACCCCTGACATACGAAGACATCTATGGACCGGCACGGGCCTCCCGCGTGGAGGTCCGTTCTGTTGAGAGGGCGAAGCCATGGGAGTGAGAGAACAGGCGCTCGTGCGCCTTGAGATTTCCAAGTCAACCCGATGAACCCGACCGACAAAAGAAAGGAAGAACCATCATGCAGATCAGCATTCACCCAACGCCGCAGACCACAGTCCAGGTCGAAGCGTTCGAGACGAGCCACCCTGAGTTGGCAATACATGAAATCTCAGTTCATCCGGCGTCCGAGGCCGAGAGGGGCTCAGAAGTCGGGAAGGTCTGGGCGGTGTCGCACATTCCGAGTGGCGAGCTCGTTATCTCTGGCCTTTTGACCAGGGACTTGGCGACATCGACGGCAGAGATGCTTACGGCCACGGGTTTCCAGTTCAGCCCTGGTCAACCGAGGGCGTACCTCCTCGATTCATTCCAGGCGGCGGCGTCTCTCATGACCGATGTCTATTTTTCAATCTCCCGCCAGAACGAAAGGGGACATCTCACCCGTGCCTGAGACTCAACTCATTCCGCAACCCCGCAAAGCGGAGAAAAAGCGCGTCAAGATCAAGGCGGGCGTCCAGGGTCCGAGCGGGTCCGGCAAGACATGGGGCGGGTTGGCGTTGGCGTTCAACCTTTGGCCGAATGCAAAGGTCTGCGTCATCGATTCGGAGAACGAATCGGCCAGCCTGTACGCGGACCGTTGGGAGTTCGACACCATCCCGCTCACCCCTCCGTTTACGAGCGCCCGCTACCAGGAGTGCATACAGATGGTCGTCCGTCTCGGGTATGACGTGGCAATCATCGACAGCATCTCCCACCAGTGGGACGGAGAGGGCGGCATCCTTCGCCGGAAGGAAGCACTCGACCAGCGTCCGGGTGCGAACAGTTGGGCGAATTGGTCTCAGTTCACGCCCGAGCATCAGGCGTTCATCGAATCCATAAAGCAAGCGCCCATTCACATCATCGCGACGATGAGGGCGAAACAGGACTATGTCCTGGAGCAAGGCGACAAGGGGAAGACGAAGCCGGTCAAGGTTGGCATGGCCCCCATCGTTCGCGAGGGAACGGACTACGAGTTCTCCATCGTCTTCGACGTGCAAATGGATCACCGGGCGGTTGTATCGAAGAACCGCACCGGGTTGTTCGAGGGTGAAGTTCTCGACCTCGCGAGTCTATCGGTTGCCGATCGGTTGAGAGCGTGGCTTGAGTCCGGCGCAGAAGTGAAGGGACCGAGCGCGGAGTCGTGGACAGCACCCTCGCCAGGGCGCGTAGACGAGCCAACGAAGACCCGGACGGGGAAATCATCGTCCACGGGCGCGGCGGCGCGTCAGACGCAGCCCACGCCGCCGAGACGCGTATGGGAACGGAAGGGAGACAGCCTCACCTGTCAGCCCTGGAAGACGGAACCAATGGAGCGGAACGGACAGAAGTTCGTCGCCGTGAAGTTGAACGAGAAAATCAACGACTCGCCCATGGCGTTCTGCTTCATCACCAACCTCTTCGGCGCTCTCTCCCATTGCGCGGACCAGCGGACAGTCTTCCGCGTTGATGAGACCGACTACACCTACATCACCGATGTCCTGGAGATTGCGGGGAAGCAGTACGAGGGCGGCATCCCGAAATGCACCAATCCTGCGCCTGCGAAGTCCGAGACGACTCCTACCACGGCGGAAGTCGAGACGTTTTGGCAGGACGGCGAGACGGTCCACCCGCCCCCGAATCCTCCAGCAAACGCGGAAACGGCGAAGGAGGCGAAGCCTGAGCAAGATCCGCTCACCATCACCGATGACGACCTTCCGGGCGAGTTCTGGACCGGCGAGAGGAAGACGGATGCAACTCTATGACATTGTGGTCGAAGGTCTCGTCATTAGCGACGTTCTGACGGAGAACGAAGGCGAACTCACTCCGGAACTTGAAACACGGCTCGACGCGCTTCTCCAGGCGGGGACGGACAAGCTCGAATCGGCCGAGCGCGTATCCAGAAACCTCAAGGCGAATGCTGAGGCTTGCGCGACGGAAGCGAAACGTCTTGCTGAGCGGGCGCGGAGTTTCGAGCGCCAGAACAAAGCATTGAGGTCACGGATGGCCGTCGCGTTGGAAGCGGCATTCGGCGGAAAGATCAAAACTCCGCTGTTCACTTTCTGGTGCCAGCGGAGCGCACCCACCACACGCGTGAATCTCGTTCCTGGAGTCAACCTCGAGGACTTGCGGGCGCGGCGTCCCGACCTATTCAGGACGGAATACATCTTCGATGAGGTCACGGCGAAGTCCCAGCATGTCCAGGGGAAACAGCTACCAGCAGAGGTCACGGTCGAGGACGTACCGGGAACCCTGTATTGCAAGACGAGGTAAGAGAGGAAGCCAATGGCAGAAATGACGGTTGAACAGGTTGAATCGGAAATCGCAATTTACTACGACGCCCTTCACCGAGTGTCGGGAACCCTTGGACCAGCCGGACAGTTGCTCGTCGCCAAGGCACGGCTCAAGGGAATGAGAGAGGTGCTCGAAACAGCCTCGCAGATAGCGTCCCCCCGAAACCAGGAGTGGACGATATTCCGGGCGCGGCAGTTGCGGGCGGCACGATATCGCAACCGGTTCACTCGGTAAGACGATCAGACGCCGACTCCAACTCGTTGTCCCTCTCGTTCCGCCGAGCGTGAACCATTACAAGGAACCGCAAATCATCAAGCGCGGACGGTTCCACACGCTCAGGTGGGAAGAGATACCCGAGGCGACGATATTCAAACTCACCGTGCGCAGCATAGCACGGGGAATCTCCCTCGCCCCGGCGACGCTCAGCGAGCAGCGGCGGACGGAGTACATCCTCCGTGCCGTTGTCTTCCTGGGAGCAGGACAGCGCGGAGACGGGGACAACTTCTGGAAAGTAATCGCGGACTCACTCACATTCGCGGGCGTTATTCACTCGGATGCAGCGATCAAAGACTGGCATTTATACAAGCGGCGCGACCGCGAGAACCCGCGAACAGTAATCACAATCTTGCGGTGTAGGAAAGAGACGGAATAGTGAGCAAATACAGAAAGGTAGACGTGAAAATCTGGAATGACGCCAAGTTCGTTTCGCTCTCCGAGCGGGGGAAACTTGTCTTCCTCTTCCTGATGACTCACCCCAACCTAACGATGGTGGGAGCGATGCGGGCGACTGCGCCAGGTCTCGCGGCGGAGATCGGAATTCCGTTGGAAGCCTTTCGGGAAGCCTTCCTGGAAGCCTTGTCGAAGGGTATGGCGAAGGTGGACAAAAGCGCGGCCCTGATATGGTTGCCGAACTTTCTCAAGTACAACAAACCGGAGTCTCCCAACGTGGTGAAAGCATGGCCCGATGCGTTCGACATGCTCCCCGAGTGTGAACTCAAATCCCAAGTTTTCCAACACGTTAAAGGCTTCACGGAAGGCATGACGGAAGGCTTCCGCAAAGCCTTTCGCGAAGCCTTCGGCAAAGGCTTACCGGAAGACTTCGCGAAGACCTCCCCGAATCAGGAACACGAGCAGGAACAGGAACAGGAGCAGGAAAAAAAGACTCTTGTCCCTGTCGGGACTACCTCTCGCCCCGAAGAGTTCGCCTCAGTCTGGAATTCACTTCGTGGTCCCCTGCCCCAAGTCCGGGAATTCACGGACTCCAGGCGGCGGAAGATCAAAGTCCGCATGACCCAGGGGCTGACGTTGGCGAAGTTCGAGGAAGTCGTCCGGCGCTGCGTCTCGACTCCGTTCCTGGTCGGAGAGAACGACCGTGGATGGCAAGCGGATTTTGATTGGTTGATTGAAAACGACACGAACATGGCGAAGGTCATGGAAGGGAAATACGAACATGGCGGCAATGGTGGAAATGGCAGGATGGGAACCTCTCGGGAAGATCGAATTATCGAGCAAACGCGGTCTGCCCTTGCAGCCGTGGTTAGTCGTGCAACTGGGGCGTTTGGCGATGGCGAGACGGGCGGAACCGGGGGCGAAGACCCTGGAGTTATTCGCGGAACACTTGTGCCAGTACGAACAGAGGGATTTAGCGGCAATGGTGAACCGCTTGGCTTTGCAAGAGCGGTGTGAAGGGGAACTCGCATTCCCGGACCTTGCAACGTTGGACCGGGCAGCAAGAGATGAACGGAACGGGCGGATGCGAACTGAACGGGAACAACGCGAAAGAGAGGAAGCAGAGGCGGAAGAAAAGCGACGGCGCGAACATCCCGAAGAGTTCGCCCCATTCGACATCAAGGCGGAATACGAAAAGATCAAGGCGCGGAAGGGCGAAGCGGTCCACCAAGCGCGGGAAACGATGCGGCGTGAACAGCGTTGCCCGACCTGCGGAGCGGTTCCAGGTGCGACGTACGCCCAGTCCCTCACGCCCCAACAGTTGCGCGAATTGGCAGACGTTCTGGAGCGCCAGGAGAGCGAGGGACGATGCTGACCAAGATCGGGAATAGCTGGATTAACCTCGCGCTGGTGACGGCGGTCGAACCCTACATGGATGACCCCGCGAAACCACGGGCGGTCGTGACGCTCACGCGGAAGCAACACATCGTCTGCGTAACGGCGGATGACGCGGCGACAGCAATCAACCAAGCACTCGAAAAGTGGAAAGGCGGTGAGGGATGCGCAAATCGGTAGCAGCGTGGCAATTGCTCCAGCGGATGAGCCAATCGGAAGTCGGAGTCATCTTCAACGCGCAGACGGCGCGGTTTCACTTTCTCCAACATTGTCGGGTCGTGGACCCAGTGGACAACAGGAGTCTCGACGTTCTCGCGGCGCAGGGGTTCGTGAGACGCGAACGGAGCGCAATCCCGCTATATGTCATCACCGATAAGGGACGCGAAGCCCTGCGTCACCGCCAAGCCCCGGAGGAACTGGCGGCGGAAGACAGCGGCCTTTAGTACGTCCCAAAAGTACACCCACAGGTGTATGAGGAATAGAAATGAGATTCAACGTTAGCTGTGACACATCGGGTTTAGAACGAGAGTTGCAGGGATGGGAACAGAAGAAACTCCCATACGCAACCGCGACGGCGCTCACCCGGACGGCGAAGAGAGTGCAGGCGGCGTTCATCGACGCGATGAAACAACGCTTCGACCGACCGACGCCATATACCCTCTCGGGAACGTTCGTGAAGCCCGCCACGGCTTCCACGCTTACAACGACCGTTGGCTGGAAGGATTGGGCATCGAAAGGCGTTCCCGCGTCCGTCTTCATGCTTCCCCAGGTCATCGGCGGAGGGCGGCGCCTCAAAAGCACGGAGAAGATGCTCAACAGGAAAGATCTCCTGCCATCGGGTATGGCGACGGTCCCAGGCGCGGCGGCGCGGATGGACCAATACGGAAACATGAGCCGGGGTCAACTCGTCCAGGTGCTCTCCGCTCTCCGGGCGTTCAATGAAGCGGGATACCTCGCAAATCGGGCGCGGAAGCGCGTCGCGAAGGGAACGAGGACTCCCGAGTTCTTTGTAGGAGCCCCAGGCGGCGGACGTCTGCCTCTCGGGGTCTACCAGCGGATGAGCGACCACACCATCAGGCCAATCCTAATCTTCGTGAAATCCCCAAACTACAAAATCCTGATTCCGTTCCAGGCGTTAGCCGAGCGCGTTTACACGGCTGACTTTCAGGAAGAGTTCAACCGAGCGATGCGGGACATGACGATTCTCACGCCGTTCCTGGAGGCTGCGTAACGGCACCACGGGTCTTGAATGGAGGCTTTGGTCTGGGGTTTGTAGGTTCTTCCAGACCGACCGCGAGTGCGGGTAATTCGAACCCCGATTGGTCTCCACGAACTAACCGCAAAAAACACGTTTCGCTTCACTTGGCAGTTTCGGAGGGTAGGAAGTGGCAAAGGCAAAGAAAAGAGAGCAGCCAACCGCGGAGCCAGCGGCCCCAGGCGCGGCGCTCCGCAATCGCATCGTCGGGACGGGCGAAGTCACCGTCCGGGAACTCGTCAAGAATCCGAAGAACTGGCGGACGCACCCGGCCAGTCAGTTGTCCGCGTTGGAGGGTCTGCTCTCCGAAGTCGGCTGGGTTCAAAACGTCATCGTCAACCGGACCACCGGGAACCTCATCGACGGACACGCCCGCGTCGCTATCGCGGAGAAGCACGGCGACCAGCGCATCCCGGTTGTTTACGTCGAACTGACGGCGGCGGAGGAAGACCTCGTCCTGGCAACGTTGGACCCGCTGGGAGACCTTGCCGCCATCGACAACGCGAGACTCCAGGAATTGCTTTCGCAACTAGATCCGCAGAGCGCGGCGCTCGCGTCGTTAATTGCGGACCTGGAAGCGGAACTCGGAATCGGCGGAGAGGAAACTCCGGACCCCGAGACCCTGCTCGATCAAGCCGTCCAGTTGGAGCCCGCGAAGGAATATATCGTCATCGTCTGCTACGAAGAGGACGAATGGGACCGCATCAAGGCGCAACTCTCGCTCGCGAACGTGCGGCGCGGCGGGTACAAGCCTGGTTCTCCGTTCGACGCAACCAGCATCGAGCGCGTCATCCCGGCCCGCCGTCTGCTCAAGCTCCTGGAGGCATGACATGCTGATTGCCATTCCATCGAAGGGACGACCCACCGGCGTCAAGTCGCAAAAGATTCTGCCGTCCGCTCACGTCTACGTCCCGGAGAACGAGGTCGCGAGTTACAACCGTGCCGGCGTCCGCAACCTCGTCCCGGTTCCCAACGGCGTTCGCGGAATCACCGCGACGCGCAACTGGATTCTCGACAATACCGACGACCATTGGGTCGTGATGGTGGACGATGACGTGAAAGCCCAGGGATGGGTCAAGCTGGAGCAATTCAAGACCCGCCAACTCTCGCTCACGGAACCCGAGTGGATAGCGGAGTGCACCCGCCTTTTCGACATCACGGAGCAATGCAAGTACCGTGTGTGGGGAGTCGCGACACAGAACGCGCCGCGAGCGGTCTACCCCTGGAAGCCGATTCTCTTCCGGTCGTATGTCACCGCGTCATTCATGGGCATCATCAATGACGGGCGAACCCGCTTTGACGAGCGGTTCAAGGTCAAAGAGGACTACGAACTCAACCTCCGGTGCATCAAGGAAGACGGCGGAATCATCGCGGCCCGCTACCTCCATTGGACGAACTCCCATTGGACGGACGCGGGCGGATGCGCGGCCTACCGCACTCAGTTGATGGAACTCCGGTGCATCAAGCTCCTCTTGCAGTTCTACCCCGGCATGATTCGGCGCGTCCGGCGCGGCGGGTCCAGCTATTCCGTCGACCTGGACTTCTAGCGACGATGGCTCAGACGGTCAGTTGCGCGACGGTTGCAAAGGCTCTGAATCTCACGGAGCGGCGCGTCATGCAACTTGTGAACGAGGGGATGCCGAGGGCGGGGCGCGGGGAATACGACCCGTGGGCTTGCGCCCTCTGGTATATCCGATACCTCCAGAAAGCAGTCGAGCAGCGCGGGACCGGCAACGATGACGGGAGCGCGACCTCCTGGAGAGAAGAGAAAAAACGCCTCGTCCGTCTCCAGGCGAACAACGAGGAATTGGAGTACCGGCGCAAACTCGGAGAGTTGGCCCCGGTCGAAGTTTTCGAGAGCAAGATCGTGGAATTCGCAACCACGGTCAAAGGTCGATTCCTGGCGCTCCCGTCGAAGATTGCGCCACGGTTGGAAGGTGAGAGCAGGGACGTTATCCGGCTCAAGTTGTTCGAGGCAGTGAAGGACTTATTCAACGGGTTGGCGGAAGGTCGAACGGGCAAGGCAAGTGGACGCGCAAGCAGAGCAGTTAATAGAGCGAAATCTCGCAAGGTTGATTCAACGCGGAAGAGAAGCACTCGCGGTTGCGCCTGACCAGTCCATCACCGAATGGGCGGAGACGAATCGCATCCTTCCGAAAGGTACGACCCCGCGCCCCGGACCCTTCCGGGCGGAGTCGTACCAGCGGGGAATCCTGGACGCGGTAAAGGCCCGCACCACCAAGAAAGTCGTATGCCTCAAGTCAACCCAGGTCGGATGGACCGACGCCATCCTCTTGAACATGGTGGCCTATTACATCGCCTGTGACCCCAAGCCCATCATGCTCGTTTTCATCCGCGATAGTGACGCCCGCGACAAGTCGCAGAAGGTCATCGGCCCGATGATTGCGAACTGTGAAGCGGTGCGGAATAAGATCCACCGCAACGCCTCCAGGCGTTCCGGCAACAAGACCTTGCTCAAGGACTTCGACGGCGGGTTCCTGAAAATTGCGGCCGCAAATTCGGCGGCGAACCTCCGGTCGGACCCCATCGCGGTTCTCATGCTGGACGAGGTGGACGGATACCCGGACGATGTGGACGGCGAAGGAAGCCCCCTCGACATCGCGGCGCGGCGTCTGGACGCCTTCGCGGAGACCGGCGAGACCATCATGTTCATGGGTTCCACGCCCGCGAAGCCCCGCGGATTCTCCACCATTGAAAACGAGTACGGGAAGAGTTCGCACGCGGAGTTCTTTGTTCCCTGCCCTTTCTGCGGTCACAGGCAGCCCCTACGTTGGCGGGACGAGGAACCCGGCCCCGATGGGAAACCCGTCTACCGCTTCCGGTGGGAGAAAGACGCGAACGGCGAGCCAATCAAGGGGACCGTCCGCTACTTCTGCCGCGAGTGCGAGCGCGGGATTGACGAGAAGTACAAACACGATATGCTCGACAGCGGCGAGTTCATCCACCGTTTCCCCGAGCGCGTCGAGACGTTGGGGTTCTACATTTGGGCGGCATATTCGCCTTTTCAGGACGTGTGGCACGAGCTTGCGAAGGAATGGAACGAAGCGCAGCATCACCCGGAGAAGATGAAAGCCTTCGTGAACCTCCGTCTCGCGCAGACGTGGGACGAGGGCGCGGAAAGCATCACCGAGTTCTCACTCGCGAAGCGGCGGGAAGAGTACAACGCGGAAGTCCCGGCAAAGGTCGCCGCTCTCGTCGCCACGGTCGATGTCCAGGTGAACCGCCTCGAAGTGCAAATCACCGGGTTTGGTCCTGGGGAAGAACAGTACCTCATCGATCACAGAATTCTTTGGGGACCGCCCGGATTGCTCCCAGGTCAGAAAGAGAACGAAGACCAGGTCAACGTGTGGGACGACTTGGACGACTATTTGCTCAAAACTTGGCAACACGCGAGCGGCGCAATCCTCCGCCCTTCAATCACCCTTGTGGATGCGGGCGCGTACCCGGATGCCGTCTACAACTTCGTCATTCCCAGGCAGAACGGGAGGCGGCGCGTCTACGCATCACGCGGCGAAGACTTCCTCTCGCGTCCCGTTCTGGCGGAAGAAACGACCTCGAAGAAACACAAGGTCCGTCTATGGATGCTCGCCACGAACGCCATCAAAGACCGCATCATGGCCCGCCTCAAGATTCCGCATCCGGGTCCGGGATTCCTTCACTTCCCCGAGTGGACGACTGACGAATACTTCTCTCAGTTGACGGCGGAGAGCAAAGTCCCGGTCCGCAATCGGCGGACGAACGTCACCCGTTATTACTGGGTTAAGAACCAGGAACGGAACGAAGCTCTCGACCTCACGGTATACGCTCACGCGGCGCTCTGGATTCTTCAAAACAAGATCGACCCGAAAACCTACCGCGACCTTTCCGCGCTTCATGCGGAGGTCTCAAAGGGACGCGGCGAACCGGAGCGGCGTCTTCTGGTTCCCAGGGTCATCTCCACAGGGATCTAAAAGCACAAACCGAGAGCAGCGCCGATCCCGATGCGATTGACCATCAAGGAATCCCGCACCTCCTCTGATGAAGGCACTATTCGTCAACGGCATTGCCCCAAGTCGTCCAGAAACTCCGATGCGGGCGTTGTACTGGTCACAAGTAGATAGTCGCGGGCACGAGTGCAGGCAACATATAGTAACTGTCGCTCCGTGTTGTACACGTCCTCAAGGTCCGACTCATCTCCGACGTTCTCAATTCGTTCCTGCAGCGGAATTACCTCGTCATCGCAAGCCATTACTGCAACCGCTCGGAACTCCAGGCCTTTGGCGAGGTGCATCGTGCCGATCGTCAATCGCTCCGTGGTTGTTTCCACTCCATCATCGAGCACCCCAAAGTCGAGTGCGGCCCCCTTGGCAGCAGCCCCCGCCCGCTCCAACTGAGCACGAGAGCGTACGAAAATCGCGATCTCATTTGGTTGAGCCCCAGCCTTCTTCACGTCCGCCAGCCAATCGCTGACAGCCTTGATCTCTGCCTCGATTGTAGGTAGAACTCTTATGGCAGGCGCAGGTCCATCGAACACTGAGATTGTTCCCTTGCGTTCTTCTGAGTTCCCGTCCACGTCGGATACCTCTACACCGAGCAGACGGTCTGCCTGCGAACGAATCTGATGAGAGGTGCGGTAGTTGATCTTGAGAGTTGTCGAGCGCCCGCGCACGTCGACTCCCAGAGCTTTCCAGGAGAAAGGCTGTTGAAAGATTCTTTGGCCAAGGTCGCCCGCAAAGAAAAGGCTGTTCGACCGCCCGCCTCCGACTGCAGCGAGAAACCTAAGTTGGGCGATACTGATGTCCTGCGCTTCATCGACCACTGCGAAGTCGAATGGAGATGGAGTACCGCGGTTATATCGGCTCGCGAGCACGTTAAATAGACCTGACATGGTGATGAGTCCTTGGGCTCTCAACTCAACTCTCACCTTTTCAAAGATCGACCAGAGGATGGCTCGTTGAGCCTCCTTAAGTCGGGTCTTTCGCCCAAGACGGGCGACATCCCGATAGTCTTCCCAGGCATCCAGCTGCCGCGCATCTACGATCTGCTCCCATTCGGTCATCAGAAACTGGAGTGAGAATTTGCTGGCATCTACTGAGTTGGCCGCTTGCTTCATGAGACCGATCACTATTTCCCGCAAAGCGATTTTGGGCTTACCGATGTTCAGCTCAAAAAGGCGAACGCCAATCGCGTCCATCGAATGGACCTCAATTCGTTCGCCAAGACGTGGCTCACCTGTCAGGAGCAGTCTTCGCTTTTCGTCCAATGACCTCGCCAGAGTCTCGGAGAGAGTCGTAAGCAGCACGCGTGCGTTCGGGTTCGTCCGGGCAAGATAAAACGCTCTATGTAATGCGACAATTGTCTTCCCTGTACCTGCGGAACCCGCAACTCTGGCGGGACCGGCGAAGTCCTTTTGCACTAACTGGCGCTGCGCTGGATGAAGGAAAACTGCCCAGCGCTCCCAGGGATATTCAAGCGCCAACGCAAGTTCCTCGACGTTCTTCATCACTCTGAACCGGCGCAGTGCGTCGGGATGTTCGAATGGATTTCCGCCCACTGGCAGTTGCTCGGGTAATGGTGGCTTGACACCAGTTGCGAGATTCAACAGAGCTTCGGCGGCTTCGGCTGGCAGATGTCCGGCAATCTCAAGCAGGCTGTCTTCCGTCGCCTCACGCACCGCGTCAAGCCACTCTTGAGGTACTCCGTAGGCCAGAAACTGACCATCGGAGATGTATTGGAAGATCCGTGGTTTAAGAGGAGCGGGTTTCTCGACTTCCACAAACTTCGGGATCTCTTCTATTCGCTCACGAATCTCAACGAGCTGGGCAGCGCCCGTCTTTGGATGCGTCTCCATCCGACGCCGCTCAGCCCACTGATATGCCTGGTCGTGATGATTCACGTAGCACAGTAGAAGACTTGTCCCTGTTCGGTGAACGATCAGCCTGACATCGCGACCGACGCGAATCGACCAGAAGTTCGGGTCTTTCGCCTTTTCCAGCTTGTGGAATTGCAGGCTTGGGTGCGCAGGGTTCAACTGTAGGTCGAAGGCCGTAGTCTTCACAGCCTTCTGCTCATCACCAGTCAATTTGGCGAGGCTGTCGGTGAATGTGTCTGCGATCCTAAATTCCATCGACCCCATCCTCAGATCACTCTGAAAACCTTCATCACCTCGTCGCCGAGGTGATTGATCACCTTCACTGCGATCCTGCCCGAGAAAGGCTTGTCAAAGGGCCGCGAGGTATCGCTGTGCAGCGTCTCCCATGCCTCTTCGTTAATTTCCGCCTTAAGAGTAGTCTTGAGCGCCTTGTAGGGATCATTGGCACCCAGGAAATATGCGTGACGCACGAAGAAGCTCTCCTCGTTGTAATCGGTGTCGATGAACCAGCAGGCCAGTTCATCGGGGTTACTCGACTCAACCATGCCGAGGTGAGGCTTGAATACATCGACGCCGTTCACCTTTACCTTGATTTGCCCACCTGCCACTTGAAGAATCTGGATATCCGGTTCGCCGAAGATGACGAAGAGATTTCCCTTGCCTGTATTCTTCAGGTCATCGGCCATGTGCAGGTCGGCATTCATCCGTGCCTTTAGCACGGGGATACGTCCGAGTTTGTCGAAGTCCGATGAATGCGCGTCGTAGTTGAACGCGCAGGTGATCAACACGTCGAAATCTGCATCGCCAGCCTCGCGTGCCGCAGACACCAAGTCTGGGCGAGAAACCGTGCCAAATTCGGGACCAATGAAGATGGCCGCACGTTTCTCCGAGCCGTCCCCATCCGTGTAACGCCCATCAGCGCAGATGAACCTACCGGGCCATGGGATAACGGATGAGAAGGTGATCTTGTCTTCCTTGTGGGCTTGCTGTACCCCGCTGATCTTCAGAGTATCGAGAATCACCTGAACGAAGTCTTGGGCGCCACGCGCGTCAACGTCGGTACTCCCTACCTGATCAACCAGGTCTTCGTCCTCGTTCACCGCGAGGACTCGATGCGGCGAAAGGCTTTCAACGGTGAAAGGGCCGGATACGCGGACCTTCTTGCTGTCCTCGTATGGCTTGTCGTAGAGCGATTCGAAATCAGCTTTGGCTGCGATGGACGCGTCGATTTTCTTCTGGCGGGCGATGCGCTGCTCCCACCATTCGGTGAAAAGTTCATTGACTTGGTGTGACCATGCTTCATCTGCCTCGCGGGGAATCTCCCACTCTTGCCAATTCTTCTTGATTGCTGCGTTCAAGTTCTCGCGCAGAGGTTCGAGCACAGACTGGTACTCGTCCCAGATCACGTCGATTTCGGTATTGTTGGCAATGGACTTGAGGGTGATGTGGGGTACCCGCTCATAGACGAAACCTTGGCGGATACTACGGTGGGTCGGGGCCTCGGACGGCACACGACCGGTGACTTGCCCTTCCTTCACCTGACCTTCCACTGAGTCTGCCAGAAGATAGTAGGGATACCGTGCACCCATCACCCGCGCGCGGGCCAGGGCGAGCGCAACACGGGAAGTGTCAATCGTGATCCAGCGGCGACCCCACTGCTCGCAGACATAGGCCGTTGTCCCTGAGCCACAGGTTGGATCAAGTACCAAGTCTCCTGGGTCGGTCGTCATTAGGATGCATCGCTGAATAACGGTGAACGAGGTCTCTACGACATATTGTTTCCCCAAGGCTGCCCGAGTGTCAGTCCAAAGGTTGTTGAGGGGTTGAACCGGGAAGTCCTCATGAAATTGAACAAAATAAGGAAGGCTTCCGATCCGGAGGAGCCTGTTTGCCCGGATCAAGTGGATCATCCCGGCCTTGTTGGTCCTCCAGCTCTTCTTTGTCGTTGAAAACTCATTGCCTTGAAAATCGAACGAATATACGCACGTCGGTGTGTAACCTGACGAATACAGAGCACCTCTGGCGAAAATCCTCTGATCTGAAGGCACTGATTCCGGCTTTATGCGCTCAGTATCGAACATTCGTCTTGCCGAGCCATCTGGCTGCATTACCCAACAGTATTCTGTGCCCTCGCCAATTTCCTTTGTTGCGAGGGCCTGCCTGTACTTTAGCCGCGTCTTGTCCTTTGCGTACCAGAGAAGGAAGTCGCACACGGACGGTAACCCGCTTGCACCCAAGGGGCTACTGGTGCGGTAACTTATCATCGACACGATGTTTTCGGGACCTAGGATTTCATCCATCAACGTCCTCAGGAGGTGGACATTCTCCGGACCAATCTGCACGAAAATCGAGCCTGAATCTGTAACTAAGTCTCTCGCCACCGTTAGCCGGTCGCGCAGGTAGGTCAAGTAGGAGTGGATTCCATCCCGCCACGTATCGCGAAACGCCTTTACCTGTTCAGGTTCGCGAGTGATGTGATCCACGTTCCCGTCCTTTACGTCGCGGCTGGTCGTGGACCATTGGAAGTTTGAGTTAAATTTGATCCCGTAAGGCGGGTCGATGTAGATGCACTGTACCTTGCCGCGAAGCCCTTCGCGCTCCGCCAGAGACGCCATCACTTGCAGGCTGTCACCGAGAATCATCCGGTTCGACCAGTGGGCATCGTGCTGGTAGAACTCCGTTTTGGCGTCCTCGGTCGGCAGGCCATTGAAATCTGCGAACAAATCAAACTGTGGAGCCGATTGCTTCGGAGTGCTTTTCTCCGTCCGCCTACGTAGGTCGTCAATGAGCACCTTGGGGTGGACCTTCTCCTGGATATAAAGCGGCGGCGCGGGCACCACAAGATCTGACCAGTCCTGCTCATCCTTTTCACGCCAAACCAATTGCGGGTCCAGATCGCGGTTGCGGCGCTCATACGCCACGCGGATCGGTGTCTGCTCATCCGTCCGCATTACGGACTGATACTCCGCCGTGGGTATGTTCTTACGAGAGGCTTCGTCGTGCGTCAAGGTCGCAATTGTCTTCGGCTGTTTCGGAGCCTTCACTTCCGGGGTGCTCTTTGCCATCATCTCTTCTCTTGGGCTCTCTAGACTGTGGACTGAACGACCGCGAGTGGAACAACCTTCTCGATCATGCTATTGAACTCGGCTTCCACCTTCGCCGCGAAGTCTGCTTCCATTGCATAAACCTCGGTGAACTCCGCGAATGCCCAACGGCCATATTTGCCGCTGTTGTTCACGCCTGGAACCCAGTAGGTCTCCATGGTGAGCTTCTTGTCCTTGGCGTCCTCCCGGCGGTACCCCTTGATCTCAACTACCAGATGTAAGAGGTTCTCGTCACCATGACCATCATCCACGAGCACGATGAAGTCTGGACGATAGATGCGGCTCTCCGAACCATACCGGTAAGGAACCTCGAATCCGAGGTTGTGATTCTTGACATAGGACGTGACCCGAGGATGCGACTCGGCAACACGGCAGAACTCAGCTTCCCAGTCGCTATCCAAGATTACCCAGTTGATGTGACAACGATCTGGTTTCGTCTGCCAACGTTCCGTCTTCGACGTCGTGAAGTTGACGTGCATCGTCGAGCCAATCGGGTTGTAGGGGTCTGGAAGCACCTTGATGGGTAGCCTGCCAACTGTATCCTTCACGATCGCGTCAGTAATTCGATTGCAAGCCATGTCGGCGAGGTCCCGAATCATGAGCTGCGCGGGGTACGTACCCCCCGAACATTTCAGGCAGGTATCCAGCCACTGCTTTGTTATGCGCTTGAGTTGACCGAACATAGTGAACTGCGGTTCCTCGCCAGCATCGCGCCATTTGGTTGAAAGCAGGTGTGCGGTGAGGTTGTAGAGAACGGTGGAGGGGCGTGCGTCAGCCAGGTGCTCGACAGTGAGGTTCACTTCTTCGCCGATGATTCCGGAGTTGCTGGTGATGGTCGGACCTACAAGATCGGGCGTCAGATTCAATTCGGAATCGGCGGTGAAGGTGGCAGTCAGCCTATCCTCGGGTAGCTCCACGCGGTACCCCAACACTCGCGGAAACTGGATTTCCAATGAATCCCGCTCCGGACGCACTGCCTTAACTCGGATCGTTTCCCTCGGCTTCTGTGGAGGAGCCACGACTGGCTTGGCAGTGAAGTCAAACGGGATGCCGAGGACGTCGGCGTACTCGACGTTGAAGAGGCCCTCTTCGTTAAGGTCATAGGACTGACGGCGAAGGGCGCGACCAATGACTTGCTCACAGAGTAGCTGAGTGCCGAATGCACGTACCCCAACAACGTGTGTGACGGTGTTAGCGTCCCAGCCTTCGGTGAGCATCGAAACCGAGACGACGCAGCGAATTCGTTCGCCCAGCCGATCAGGCTTGCCCACCGTATTCATGACCTCGCGGAGCAAGTCCTGGTCGGAAATGTTCTCCGCTTGCTGGCGATCTCCGGTCCGCTCCATGATGTCCCTGCGGAATCGATCGATCTCTTCTGCGGCAATCTCGCGGAACTTGGGGTCCAGAGCATCTCCCGATTCAAGCTGTTCACTATCGATCAGCAAGGTGTGGGGCCGAGGCAGTGGATTGCCATGCTCATCGGAATTTCGGAAGTACTCCAGCCGACCCACTTCGGGCTTGCTTGAGCCATCGGGGTTGGTGCGGACAAAGCCGGAAATGTAGTCATAGACCAGCTTCGAGATCGCAGTGTTCTGGCAGACGACGATGAAGCAGGGCGGCACAGCGATCTTGGCTTCTCGCCACGCGTCAAAGGTCTTCACGTAGTGCCCGTAAAGGACTTCCAGTGCGGTACAAAGCTTCGCAGGCAACTTGAGAGGATCAAGCGCCTCGCCCTTGTTGCGCCCTTTCTTGGGCATGTCGGCTCTGATGTGCTCCCATAGGTTGCGGAACACGGGAACTTCCTCGCCTGGAATGTTGTCAGCGACTGGGACCCGTGGAAGCTTTACTATGCCGCATTCGATAGCATCCATCAGCGAGAAGTCGGACATGGTCCACGGGAAGAGTGTGCCCTCGGCGTACCCCGAACCTCGCAGAAAGAAAGGAGTTGCCGACAAGTCGATGACGCGTGTGATACCGATCCTTCGGTTGACAGCCTCCAGTCCCGATATCCAGAGACGAGCCGCTTCCTTGTTCTTCTCGGCCTCCTGTTTCTCCTCTCCCGAGATGTCATCCTCGACCGGCTCCCCGGGTTTCTCCCGGTAGCAGTGATGCGCCTCGTCATTGAGCACCAGAATGTTCTTAAGCCCCATCAGGTCGGGCATGACCCGCTGGATCATCTGCCCTTCGGTCTCCTCCGTCTTGAGCGCATCGCCTCGCCCTTGAAGGAGCGAGCGGCCGCCTTTGGAAATGTCGAGCCGCTCCCTCAGCTTGAATGCGTGGTAGTTCGTGATGACGATCTTTGCTCGCTGGATGTCCTCAAGCATGTCCGGAGGTGCCAACTCTCGGCTCTTGTAATAGCTGTCCGGGTCGTTGGGCTGAAGAACGCGAAGCCGATCCTTAATAGTGAGGCCCGGGGCCACAATCAGAAAGCCCTTCGTGAAGAGTTGGCTGCCGGGGCGACGGACGGCATTGACGGTCTGCCACGCAATCAGCATCGCCATGACCGTCGTCTTGCCAGCGCCAGTAGCCAGCTTCAAGGCGAGTCGCATGAGATCTGGGTTGGCAGCCGCGTTCGCGTTTGCGAGATGCTCAAGGAAGGTCTTTCCAGCCTTCCCGGCCTTTGGAGCGACCTCCGTGAGCCAGATTGCTGCCTCGACGGCTTCGATCTGACAGAAGAATGGTCGGATGTCAGAAAATTTGTGATGTCGCCAGTGCTTCAGTAGGCGTTCTGTCTCTGGTGTCACATGCCAGTCTTTTGGATCGGGCCAAGTCCTCCAACGGTCCACGTGAGACCTAAGCTCGTTAATGATCGGCGTGGGATCGTATTGTTGCTCCCCTGTCGAGACGCCTGCTCCCTCATCGAAGACCAGCGCCTCCTGAGTTGCAGCACCCTTCTTCCTTTTGCGAGGTTTGGGGACAGGGGTGATGTACTTCGCTTCGCGCCGGGCTTCAATGGTTTGCTGAGTCGGCTGGCCGTCAGTGTCCAGTTCCCAGTGGCGGGCGGGACTATCGTAGGGAGAATTGAGGATTGGGTGCTCAAAAAACTGATTTTCCATGCTCGGCCGCGCGCCTCTGATACTCCAGAATCGAGGTGCCACTCAGTTGTCGGGCAGCTCGAAATCCAGGTTTTCCCGTGGCGAGATGCCGAAAGGACTTGGAGTAGCGGGCTAACCAGACTGCTGGGTGGTTGAACGTCTACAAGTGTACCCCGTAGAGCGCAATCTGACGGGCCGCCTTAGCGAATGCTAGCCATCTGCCCGCATTGTATGAGTTCTCCAAGAGCCTCTTCGACGGTCTTTCCTTGGAGCTGGACTCCGTTTCCACCATAGGAGCATCGGGACAACGTGCCGTCCGCGCGAATGTGCGCGTAGTCATGCAACTCACCGATCAGTGGAAAGGGTCCGTTGAGATGACGAACCGCGTCGGCGGTGACTCGCAAAGGAATCTGTTCACAATGATCCTCAACCCATCGGTCCAATGCCCGCCATTCTGATTGGGTGAGGGTGAACGTACCAGCGTTCGTCTCTGGAAGCAGTAGCCAGTCAACGGCACCCAACTCGCGAACGATCTCGACTAAGTTGTCAAGCACCGGCAGTGTTGCGCCGTTTACGATTGTGTTAATTCCGAGGGGAATGCGCTTTGTTGCACGCGACAGCTTCACTAGTAGGTCAGCCAATGGTCTCGCCCGAAGGGTCGAGTAGATCGGCTCTGGGCCGTCAATCGATACGCGAATAACAGAGACGTAACCCGTCAGCTCGTCAAGGAGTCTGTCTGTGAGATGGTGGCCGTGTGTCGTCACCGAAATGCCTAGGTCGGTATCCGTCCATATTCGGCGGCACAGGGAGCCGAGACCGGCATAGAGAGTAGGTTCTCCACCACCAAAGGCGACTTCTAGCGTCCCAAGCGTCGCAAACTGCCGACACACATCGATGACAAACTCGGGCTCCAGTCTGTGGGGAGTCTTAGGCGCATAGCAGAACGGACATTTCAGATCGCACGGATTCAGCAGCGCAATGCTCACCAACTCCGGCCCCACGTCGGATAGGCCAGACTCTACGGGGATATCGTCCAGCAGAATGTGGACTCCGCTAGTTCGGTCATAGAAGTGATGCCCTCGTGGTTCCCTACGTAGTTTCACGGTCCCGTCCGGCCGTTGACGGTGATCGGCTCGGCATCCTTTAACAGCATTAGCTTGATGATCCCGCCGATCTCGTTTGAGCGGATTCCGGAGACTGAAACGGTGGTACCTTCACGTGTCACATCACACCCGTCATCAAGTCCTCCCATCATGTCGCTCGAATTCGGTCCCAGGAATTCTATTCCGCCGATGCGATCCTTCCACGCATCCAGGAATTCGCGCAAATCACTATAACGTTCCTCCCACAAAGCGTTCACGAAATCCTCTACGACTTCACGCGCCAGTTCCGCGTCCGCGGCGTTCTTGAACTTTCCAACCACCGCCAGATGGGCTGAATGTCCCGAACCGTAGCTTCGCCAGATCCTCATCCCGGCATTCCTCCTGGGAACCTCGATGTCCTTCAGTATGCCCCAGGCACCCTTTTCGGTGCCAGTCACCGAAACCATATCTGTCCAGTTTTCAGAGTTTCAGGGATGAGCGGTTCGAACTGGAACTGGGTCCGGCGATACGTGTCGGATGGGCGAATAGTCGGAAATTATCATTTCGCTGGCTACCAAGCAACAGTGCATTTGGTCACTTCGATGGGTATGTCCCAGTAGCCCATCTGCTCAAGCAGAAGCTGAACGCTGATCTTAGTAAATGCTGGATGGTTTCCCGGACCGATCCACACCTTGGAAATGGGCAGCAGCTTAGCCCGGCGCTTCACCCATGCCGGCGTGTCGAGCGGTAGGTATCGTGTCAACATTTTTGGCTTCTGGCTGAATCTCACGTTGGAGAACTCGCTCCCCTTCAGCTCATGAACAAGACGAAACTCGTTCTCTGAGCGCCACTTGTTGTCCTTAGCTAGTGGTGCGAGCTTGTAGACCCACTCGTCCCAGGCATTGAAGAAGATCCGTCCCCATTCCTCGGGATTCTCCAGCCGCTCGCCGGTCAAACCCTCCCGGAAGAAATCAAGCGTTGCCGTTGCAATTTTTTTACTGGCAGCCAACTGCTTTTCCCGGTCGTAAATGACCCGATAAATCTGGCTTGTCGGCTCTCTCCAAAGGCCACGTGCCCGGAAGCCGATCGCGTATCCATTCGGCTTCGAGTAGCGGTCCCACTGCGTCAGTTCATCCTCATCCCCGCTGAAGCAGGTCACGAAGAATTTGCTCGTCCCGTGTGTCGGCGAATCCGGCTCTTCCTTCACGAACTCCAAAACTTGTGTCAGAAAATTAACCGCGTCAGCATCATCTTTTCGCTCCTCAATCAGTTCGCCGATCGCCTTCTTGTAGATGTCCGAAGCGTATTTCGTCTCGGTCGTATCATTCAGGCAGGATACTTGTGTCGCGTAGATCGTGCCGCTTTGCAGTATTCCGAGAAAGCCATCCCCATTCGTGTAGTGCCAGACTATGTCGTCTCCCTTGAAGTCGAAAACACCCATCTCAGTGGCGACGTCGCTAACGAATTGCCGATACTTCTCATTTTCTTGCAGCGTTACATGCATACGGAGATTTTAGCGGGACGAGCCTTCTGTTAATCCGTGATCACCGCCGGGTGGGAATTCTTGGGTCGTAGCTAACATCGCGAGCGAGCCCATCGTTTGTCTAATTTCCATCTTTTGATATACACCTGTAGGTGTACTACACTCATCGATGGAGATTAATCAGGAAGTGAGGAGACGAAGAAATGGCGGCGGCAGCGGCAGTAATCATGAGTGAGAACCTTGCGGCGGGCGTACTCGCGACGGTGGCAAGCGCAGCGGTCCACGAAACGACAAACAAGAACGTCACGCGGTTGCGCGATCTCCGGCTTAGCGCACGCGACCAATTTATGATCGACCCTCGCATCATCGTTGTAGAGGACGGTCACAACCCTCGGGATTACAACATCCCCGAGAACCGCGCCCATCTGGACGATCTCAAGTCGTCCATACGCGAGAATGGGACCATCTCGCCCCTTTGGGTCCGCTACGATGCCGAGCGCAAGGCGGCTGTCCTGATAGACGGCGAGTGCCGACTTCGCGCCAATCTCGAACTCATCGCAGAGGGCGTGGAAATCGAAGCCGTCCCGTGCATCCAGGTTCCAGGCGGGAATGAGCCGGACCGTCTCCTGCTCGCAGTCGTGGCGAACCAGAATAAGCCCCTTTCAGAGTTGGAAGTCGGCGGCGCGTTCCGTAAATTGTTCAACTTTGGCTGGAGTATCGACAAGATCGCAAAGAAGTCCGGTATGTCCGTCGCGTTCATCAACCGTTCTCTCGAACTGGCGGACGCTCCCCAGGCGGTGCAGGAGATGGTGAAACAGCAGGAGGTCACCCCGGCGCTCGCAATCTCTGAGGTCCGAAAGAACGGCGCAAAGGCGGTCGAAACGCTCAAAGCGAGAGCAACCGAGGCGAGGGCCAAGGGACAAAAGACGGCGACGAGACAGCGAGAGTCTCAATCCACGGTCGTCAACCTGGCCCCCATGATTCGCAAGCTGCTCAAGGATGTTCCCGAGAATGACCTCACTAGTTCGGAATGCGAGTGGATTAGCGTCTCGCGTGAGAAGTTGCTCGCCATCGCCCGTCAGGTCACCTGCTAACTTCGATATGACCATCATGCAAGAGTTCAAGCGCAATGTCCTGGCATTCCTGTTCATGCTCTCGCTGCTCGTGACGCTGTTCTTCCTCTTTGGCGGGTCCGTCGATGGCATCCTCTACGGCCATTGGGACGACACCGACGATCACCCGACCAATTGGCTCGATACGAACCTCCATCCATGAGGATGTCCAGGGGGAGGCGGAAGGAATGGGCAAGGAAACTGCAATCAGTTGGACAGATCACACCTTTAATGGATGGTGGGGATGTACTCCCATCTCCCCAGGTTGCGCGAATTGTTACGCGGCGGCGTTCGACCGCAGGACGGGCGGCGACCATTTCGGCAAGGGTAAGGCGCGGCGGACATTCCAGGATAGGCACTGGAACGAACTGCTCGCGTGGAATGAGGCAGCGAATCGGGACGGCGTGACCCGTAAGGTCTTCTGCTTCTCAATGGGCGACATCATGGACGAGGAAGCCCCGGACGGCGAACTTTCGCGCCTCTATGGGTTCGCGAATCGCTGCGACCGTCTCGTCTTTCAATTCCTCACTAAGCGACCCGAGCGATACCACAAGCTCCTTCCGTTCGCGTTCCCTCACAACAACGTCCAGATCGGAGCGACGGCGGAGAACCAGCCGATGTACGACAAACGTTGGCCCGTCCTGGCGCGTCTCCGTCTCTCGTCCGCATGGGGAACGCTCCCGCTCTGGATTAGCTACGAGCCAGCAATCGGCCCTCTGTCGATTCGCGGGTTCGAGCAAAAGCCGGGCTGGATTGTCTTCGGCGGAGAGACGGGTCCGGGTTTCCGGCCCATGCAACTCGAATGGGCGGAGAACCTGCTCGCAGAGTGTCGTGAGTTCCGCGTCCCGTTCTACATGAAACAGGTCGCAGCGCGAACCCCTGGAATGGGAAAGGAATTCATCCCGCCCCATCTCCAGGTACAGGAATATCCGGGAGCGTATGAGGACCAACCAACTTTCACGGCAAGGTGAACGATGCAAGAGACGGTTACGAAATGCGATGTCTGTAAAAAGCCAAAGCGGGAAACAAATCACTGGTGGCGTGGCCGCGTTACTGTTCAGCGGTTCAACGTACCAGCAGTCATCATCGTTTCAGCCGGTGCGAAAGGGCGCTCCACCGAAGACGTGGACCTCTGCGGTCGCGAGTGCTGCCACAAATGGACCGACGCACAACTGGACAGGATCTCATCCCGCACCTGAAATGTTATCGCCGTCACAGCGCCAGGCTCCCGTTCTCTGGATAGACTTGCTTCGCTTCGCGAGTCTTTCGGAAAGGGCGGTCTCATGGCATCCAAGCAGGAACCCACTCACGTCTGTACTTCATGCGGTTCATCAGTTCGACTGAAATCCATTACTCCGGGAACGTTCCTGATGGAGTGCTTTCTCTGGCTCTTGTTCCTAGTTCCGGGCGTCATTTACTCCATCTGGAGAATCGCCTCGAGGTACGCGGGTTGCCCGGTGTGCCTGGGGAAGAACTGCATTCCGATTGGTTCTCCGGTCGCACAATCCTTCCTTGAACGCCAGCAACTCAATCAGCAAGCCGGAGTCTAGCCTCTAGGCCACAGGCGCACCAAAGATGGACCGCAGATTTCCGAAAGTAGGGACCGCTGCGGTCCATCTTGTGTCATGTCGCGACTTCATCCTACCGTCGCGAACATGGCGAGGATTGACGGCGGAATCACACTAGACCAAGCGCAAGAACAACTGGGGCTTGCGATTGCGGCTCTTGCCGATGCGAGGAAACAGCAGAGTTTCGCCGTCACCTCTCCATCTGGCGGAAGATCGGGAGCACGTCCGCTCCTGGATTCGCTTTTGAATGATGTCAAGTTCTGGAGAGCGGAGGTTGCTCGCCTCCAGCGTGGAAGCTCTGGTCCCACGATTCGTCTGGGGGTTGCTCTGTGAAGACGACTCCCAACCTCATCGACCGCGCAATCACGTTCTTTAGCCCTCGAAGTGGTCTCCGCCGTCTCGCGGCGCGTGAGATGTTGGCGACGTATGGCTCATACGTTGGAGCCCGCGTAGACCGTCGCGAAACGGCGGGATGGATGCCCCGGAACGGAGACGCGGACGCGGACTCTCTCCTGGACCTTCGCATCCTTCGCGCCCGTTCACGTGACCTTATGCGGAACGCCCCTCTCGCGTCCGGCGCAGTCTCTACGGTCGTGGAGAACGCGGCGGGAACGGGTCTCGCCCTCCAGCCCACCCCGGACATCAAGGCGTTGGGATGGACGGAACAGCAGGGCGAAGAGTTCGTCAACCAAGTGGAGTCCGAGTTCGGACTGTGGGCAGACTCGAAGGATTGTGACATCACGCGGACGCAGAATTTCTATGAACTGCAAAGTCTCGTTCTCCGCTCGACGTTGGAATCCGGCGACACGTTGACGTTGCTCCCGTTCGTGAGTCGTCCGGGAATCAACCCGTACCAACTCCGTCTCCAGATCATCGAAGCAGACCGCCTCTCGAATCCGAAGGCAGTTCGCGACGGACAGACTCTCGACAGCGGCAATCGCGTTTACGGCGGCGTCGAGGTAGACGCGGGCGGCGCTCCTGTTGCGTACAACGTCCTGCAACGGCATCCGGGCGCGATGGTTCTCAGCCCCGACCCGTGGGCCTTTGACCGCATCCATGGATTCGGCGCAAGCGGGCGGCGAAACCTGATTCACCTTTTCGAGCGGAAGCGCCCCGACCAGAAGCGCGGCATCCCGTATCTCGCACCGGTCATCGAGCGCATCAAGCAACTCGACAGGTACACCGAGGCCGAAATCCAGGCGGCGGTTATCTCTGCGATGTTCACGGTCTTTATCAAGACCGAGCTTGGTGAAGACGGTTCCGGCATGGTGGACACGAAGCAAGTCTCCGATGCGGAGAAGCATTACCAACTCGGGACGGGCGCAATCGTCGGATTAGCGCAAGGGCAAGAGGTCCAGATTGCAGACCCGAAGCGGCCCAACGCAGCCTTTGACCCGTTCGTCATGGCGATGCTTCGGCAGATCGGCGTTGCCTTGGAGTTGCCGTTTGAAATCCTCGTCAAGCACTTCACTGCGAGTTATAGCGCGGCGCGGGCGGCGATGCTCGAAGCCTGGAAGTTCTATCGGGGACGGCGGGCGTTCATGGCGAGCAACTGGTGCCAACTCGTCTATGAGGCTTGGATGTGGGAAGCGGCGGCGATGGGGCGCATCAACGCTCCGGGATTCTTCACCAACCCGCTCATGCGTCGCGCCTATCTCCTGGCAGATTGGGTCGGAGACGCGCCGGGTCAACTCGACCCGCAGAAGGAAGCGGGCGCGGCTCTCACTCGCGTGAACGGCGGTCTCTCGAATCTCAAGATCGAGACCATGGAACTCACCGGCAAGCGTTGGGATGACGTTCACAAGCAGCGCGTTAAGGAACACGAGATGCGGGTCGCGGGTGGATTGGAAGCGGCGGTCCCAGGCGTTCAGACAGTCAACAAAACCGTGGTCCCAACCACTGACGGCGGCGACCAGGAGAAACCGGAGAACGCGCAATGAACGTTTTGGACATCCTCAACTCGCCGTGGGCAATCCAGCCCGAGACCTTGCAGGAGATGTGCGCCATATATGCGGCGCATCGCAACGGCGAGTATTCCGACATCAAGGCGGTAGAGGCGGCGCTCGGGCGGTCGCTGTCGAATGAGCCCAAACCCTACTCCGTGCAGGATGGCGTCGCGCTCATCCCGATTGAGGGCGTTCTCTCGAAGCGCATGTCCCTCTTCGCGCAAATCTGCGGAGGGATGAGCTACACGTCCCTGCAACAAGACCTCGCCACGGCGGTGAATGACCCCGATGTGACGGGAATCATTCTCAGCATCGACTCTCCAGGCGGCGCGGTTGACGGCGTACAGGCGGCGGGAGATGCCATCTTCGCGGCCCGTTCTAAGAAACCCATCGTCGCCTACATCGACGGCAAGGCGACGAGCGCGGCGTATTGGCTTGGGTGCGCTGCGTCGCAGATGTATGTCGGTTCCGACACGGACCAAGTCGGTTCCATCGGCGTCATCACTCAGCACATCGACACGTCGAACGCGGAACACCAGCGCGGAGTGAAGATCACCGACATTGCCGCGGGTCGATACAAGGCGGTCGGTTCCCAACACTCTCCGTTGACGGCGGAATCGCGCAATGCGATTCAGGACCACTTGGACCAGCTTTACGGAATCTTCGTGGACACGGTCGCTCGCAATCGCGGCGCGGACGTGAACGCGGTTCTCTCTCAAATGGCGGATGGCCGCGTCTTCGTGGGCCAGAAAGCCATCGACGCGGGACTGGTAGACGGGAAGACCACGCTCCCGGCTCTTATCCAGCGAATGAGGTCTCAACAGGGCGGCGCAACTATGGGCGTCCCTAACTCCAAACCAACGCAGAAAGGAAACGCAGCAATGGCGGAAACGGAAACCACGTTTACCAGCGCCCAGTTGCAAGCCGCGAAGGACGAGGCTCACAAGGCCGGATTCGATGCGGGTCTGACGCAGGGGCGAACCGAAGGCGCAACCTCAGAGCGCGACCGCATCCAGGCGGTCGAAAAGGTCACTCTGCCCGGACACGAGTCGTTGATTGCAACGCTCAAGTTCGACGGCAAGACGAGCGGCCCCGAAGCTGCCGTCCAGGTGCTCAAGGCGGAGCAGGAACTCAGGGACAAGAACCTGAACCAGATCCGCTCCGAAGCCCCGAAGCCGGTTCCCGAGTCCACGGGGACGGCGGCGGCGGACGCCAAGACAACAGCGGAAACGACCGGCTGCACTCCCGCGAAGAAAGACGCGCAGGAGATGGCGAAGGAAGCCCGCGAACTCGTTGCGAAGGCCCAGGCTGACGGGAAGACCCTCACCTATGCCGCCGCAGTGAAACAGGTAATGACCGCGAAGTAAGTTCTCTTGCTCACGCGGAATTCAACAAGGGAGCAAAAGGCAAATGGCAAATCCGGGATTCATCAAGACTTACAACGCGGTCGCGAACATCTCGGCCTATACCCTCGTCAAGCCTTCCGGCGTGAACGATGGTGAGGTCATTCCCGCCGCCGCAGCCACCGACCCCATCATCGGCGTTGCTCAGAACGTTGACGTTCTCAGCGGGCAGCAGGTCGATGTCATCCATGACGACACGGCGAACGTTCTGCTCGGCGGGACCGTCGCGTTTGGCGACCCGATTACCTCCAACGGAACCGGACAGGGAGTGAAAGCGGCCCCCGCAGTGGGAACCAACAACCGCATCATCGGATTCGCGCTCACGTCGGGCGTCTCCGGTGACATCATCCCGGTGCTGGTGCAGCCCGGAGTCATGCAGGGATAAGACGTGCCGGGTATCCCGCACGGCTCAACCTAGTCACTTCAACCAGAGAGGAAGGAAACACGGATGCCAGTCTCCACGATCAACACAAACCCGGCACCTTTTGTTATCCAGCCCCATCTGACCGCAATCGCAGTTGCGTATCAGAACGGGCGGATGATCGCCGACGCGGTTCTGCCCCGCGTCCCGGTTCCCGGTTCGACGTTCAAGTACACGGTGTACGACAAGCGCGACACCTTCACCATTCCCGATACCAAAGTCGGGCGCACGTCCCGGCCCAACGAAGTCGATTGGCACGCGACCGAGCAGACCGCATCGGTCAAAGCCTACGGTCTGGAGGAACCCATCCCCCAGGACGACATCGACAACGCGGCCAACACGCCGGTTGATCCCGAGATGCAAGCGACGGAACAACTCACGGACCTCATCACCTTGGACCGCGAAGCCCGCGCCGCAAATCTCGTCTTCAACGCCAACTCCTACGCGACGCCGAATAAGACGACCTTGACCGGCACCGGACAGTGGAGCGACCCCACCAGCAAGCCCGCGTCCGTCATCTCGGACGCCATAGACGGGATGATCGTCCGGCCCAACACGATGGTCCTGGGGCGTCGCGTTGCGACATGGCTCCGTCGCAATCCGTCCATCATCTCCGCGTACAACCAGAACCTCGGTTCCGATGGCAAGGTTCCGATTGCTTTCCTCCGGGAGTTGTTCGAGATCGACAACATCCTAGTTGGCGAGTCCTGGGTCAACACGGCGAAGAAAGGACAAGCGGGAACCTTCGCCCGTCTGTGGGGTCTCCACGCGGCCCTGCTCTACGTCAACCCGGTATCCGCGAATACCAAGTCCATGACCTTCGGCATTACGGGTCAGTGGGGCGAGCGCATCGCGGGAACGCGGGTGGACCCCGACATCGGCCTCAAGGGCGGCGTCCGCGTCCGCGTTGGCGAGGAAGTGCAGGAAGTCATCCTCGCAAACGACCTCGGCTACTTCTTCCAGAACGCCGTCGCCAACTAAGGCGCGGTCCAACCAGTGACCGGGCGGGGTTCAAGCGCATCGGACTCCGCCACTCAAACCGGATGGGAACGGAATCGAAACAATGGCAAAACACAAAGTCAACTGGCATCTCCACATGGGAAAGACGGAACACCATGCCGGGGACGAGATCGAAATGGGCGCGGAGAGCGCTGCCCCACTCATCGGCATGGGCGTTCTCACACCTATGGCGACAGAAGAATCTGCCCCGGTCGAAGATATGTCGCCGTCGCAGATAGCCAAGGCGAACAAGGAACAGTTGGCGCAGTACGCGAAGCAGCGGTACGGCGTTGACCTCAACTCCACCGAAATGACGAAGGACGCCATGCTCGCGGCGATTGCCGAAGCACAGGCGAAGGGCGGGGAGTAGATGGCGGCGGCGGACGATGTACGACTGATGCTCGCGACCAGCAGCGATACGTTCGCGGCGGGAGCTACATCGTCTCCCTGCTTCTTCTCGACGTTCGATGACGAGGTACAGACGGACAACTTCGGCGGCGCAAAGCAGTTCGTCCGCAGATCACACGTTCTCGTCTGCGCCGATGATTTCCCGGACCTCTCCGAAGATGACGCGGTAACGGTGAACGGGAAGAACTACACGGTTCTGGATACGCGGCTCATCCAGGACGGTCACATGATGCAAGTCAACCTCCAGGTATCGAAGGGGCAGTAGATGGCGGCGTCACTCGCTCAGAGAATCATCGACGCGGTACAGGCGGCGCTCACCAGCGGAGCGCCCCAGGGCGTCAGCGTTAAGAAAGGTCGGAAGGCCCCGAAGAATGAGCCGAAGGCCGCGCACGTCCAGGTGTATTGGCACCATGAAGCCTCAAGCGGCATCGGAGACCCCCGCAAGCCCATGCTCATGAACCGCCAGATGGTCCTAGAGATCAAGGTCACGGTTCCCGGAGAGGATGAGGACTTCGACGCGCAGCGCCAATGGATTGTCGCGGCGATGTGGAGAGCGGGAAACCTCGGAGGTCTCGCAAAGAACGTCTCCGAAGCGGAGACGATTCCCTACCTCGAAGATTCGTCAGAGAGTGGCACTCTAACCGCCAGTGCCATTCGTTATGCGGTCGAGTACACGACAGCCCCTGGCGATTTAACGGCGGCACACTAACGGAAAGGTGGAACGGAAATGCCGGTTGCTTCGGACCCAACACAACTTCTACTCGGGCGCGGAAAGGTGTACTTCGACCGCTTTGATGCCAGCGGCAACCCCACGGGACTTCGGTTCATGGGCGAAGCCGACAAGCTGGAGATCAACCCGAGCGCGACGACCAAGGACTACTTCACGATGTCCAAGGCGGCGAGTACCAAACTCGCTCAGAACATCATCAACCAGACGCACGAGATCGACCTCTCTCTCCGGGAGTACACGCCCACAAATCTCGCTCTCGCCCTCCTGGGAGACGCGATTACTCTCACTCAGACGCAGCAGGTTATCTCGGCTACTCCGGGTGAACAGTTGAGCGCGAAAGCGACGCCGGGATGCTGCTACCAGACGCAGTACCGGAACATCTCTCTGGTCACCTGCAAGACGGGTTCGACCGCGTTGGTCCTGGGGACGGACTACGAGATCGTGGACCCGACTCTCGGATTGATACGAGTGCTTCCGGGAACAACCCAACTCGACGGGACGAAGCCCCTCTCCATCGCGTACACGGCGGCGGCAATCGCGGCGGGCCAGCAGATCCAAGCGGGAACCACAAGCAAGATCGAAGGGAAGCTCGTCTACATTGGCGACCCTGCGAACGGTCCCGCATACGACTGCGAAGTGTGGCGCGTCCGGTTCCAGCCGAGCGGCGCCCTCGCTCTCATCACTGACGACTACGGTTCCATCCCGCTCAAGGGCGAAGTGATGGACGATGGCATGAACCATCCGACTCAGCCTCTATACCGCGCAACCCTGCGCCAGTAGCGGCATCAGTCACCAGCCCAGGGGGCGGGGTCACAAGCCCGGCCCTTTGTACGAGGGAACAAATGGAACACTTCGAGATTGGCGGAAAGACGTTTCAACTGGCGGGCGAAGGAACGGCGCGGCACGATGTCTTCACCATGCGCCAGATTGCCGCTTGCGGCGTCAACGCGGTAGCCCAACGCGACGGCGAGGCGGACGAAGAGTTCACCTATCGCCTGTACCTCACGGCCCTGCAATCGGGCGACATCTTCCTTTTACTTGGGTCGCTCCTGGTTCCCGTGGGAACGGTTCCGATGGGATGGTCCGAAGCAATAGCGAAAGAGACGGCGGAGTTCATCGCGAACATCACGGACCCAGGCGACAAGGCGAAGGTTCGAATACTGCTCGCATCCGCGTTGACCCCTTTTTTTATCGGCGGGCGGAGATCGTCCAAGACTTCCCGGAACTCTTCGCCGCATCCGGGAAGCGGTCCAGCCCATACCGAGAGCGCGGCTGGACCGAGTACGGCGACTGGAGCCTGATAGTTCGCGAGGTCGCAGGATGGGACCACAACG